CCCCACATAACTTCCCGCTTGATCTTGCATCCGTGGAGGTTACTCCCGTGGCACTTACTGCTCCTTCTATTGGTTAATTATGGCTTACACTGGACTGACTATCACGACTAAGGTTCATAGCGCAACCTTGTCGTCTCATTGCATCCCTGCTTATCCTGAGTATAATACTGGCACCACGTTTGATGCTTCTTTTTATACTGCCCGTCGTGCTTCTAACGACGAGCTTGTTGGTGATACGATTACTTATTCTGTCACTACTCCTTGACAGAGGGAATTACCTATAAACCACTTCCATAACTGTCACACCACTTCTTGCACGGGGTGCTTTTTTATTGTATAATACTCTTATAGTCAATCAAGAACCATGACCTACGAAGCAACTGTCCAATTCAAGTTTGATGCTACTTACACTCATGATTATAATCGCGGGTTTGCATCTCACCTTGGCGATGATGACTTCCTACCTGAAGAACATTACCTGATCACTGCACCCGCTGCTGACCTCAACTGCAAGCAATATTTCAAACTGTTTGAGAAGTTTATGCTCTGTGTAGGTATGAGTCCCAAATCTATTCGCAGTGGTGCTATGTCGTTGGTCTTCAATGATATGGTGCTTGAAGAAGAGCAGCGTAAGGTCTGTAACGAGTATGATCTAACCATGAATGAAGATCTCCATGATAAGTTCAAAGAATGGAAGAAACTTGATACAGCATTTGAACACCATAAAGAGAATGTTGTAAGTGAACCCAAGATTAAAGGTGAGTGGGTAGATAGTGCTGATGGAGTAGCATGATGAACTGGTGGGATTATTGGATTGGTCATTGTTGGATGACAGGGTGGCAGAGTATCCGTCGTAACTTCCGTATGTGGGCAGATCTCATAGGATCAAACTATGAGGACTATGCTCTACCAAGAACAGTAGATGATCCAGAACAAGAATGTCTTGAATGGTTTTGGGTTGGACTAAATGTAGATGACACATATTCTAAAGAGTTCCTGGAGTATCTGATGCAAATGTTAGAAGACATTAAGTTAGGTAAGGTGGAGACATATCCTATGGATGAAGTTATGGACCAAGTAAAGAAGTAACTGTTTCTTTTAATTAATTCGTACGTTCAACCTTCGGGTCGCATGTTGCCTAGTCATGGAACGGGGGCTAGGTTTATTTTGTACGAACTATGTCTATTAATCTCATTCGTTTCCTTGATAATCAGCGTCGTCGTGCTGAGCGTTATCGTGTTGATACGCTCCGCTATCGTGGTGTTGAATACAAGAAGTGATCTGGTGACTTTGGGGGAGGTTCGATTCCTCCCTTCACTTATTGGTTAGAGCCGGTACGCCGATACCTCTGACCGTCTAGACGGCTGGAAAGACAGCAATACAAATTAAATACTCTGAACGTTCAGAGAGTCGATTCTTATTTACTCTCTTTTTAACAATGGCTGATACTATTATCACTCCTGGTGGCTCGCTTAATAGCGTGCCCTCTACTATTGCTCTGTCCCAAGGCTACAACGATGGTAGCACGACAGGCAAATACGCCACTTACCTGAAACTGTTTAGTGGCGAGATGATCAAGGCTTATGAGTCTGCCTGCATCGCTAAGGATACTGTCCAGAACCGTACCCTGCGTAACGGTAAGTCTCTGCAGTTCATCTACACCGGTCGTATGACCGCTGGTTACCATACCCCTGGTACTCCTATCCTGGGTAGTGGTGATCCCCCGGTTGCTGAGAAGACCATCCTGATGGATGACCTCCTCGTGTCCTCCGCCTTCCTGTATGATCTCGACGAGACCCTGGCTCACTACAGCCTGCGTTCTGAGATCTCTGCTAAGATCGGTCATGCTCTGGCTGAAGCTTACGACAAGAAGATCTTCCGTGTGATCGCTAAGGCTGCTCGCACCGCTCATCCTATCACTGCTGCTCCTGGTCCTGAGCCCGGCGGTTCTGTGATCAACCTGGGTGCCGGTAACGAGTTCAATGCTCAAGCTCTGGTTGACGGCTTCTTCGAAGCTGCTTCCATCCTTGATGAAAAGAATGTACCTCGTCAGGGTCGTACCGCTGTGCTGTCTCCTCGTCAGTACTATGCACTCGTGTCTCAAGTTGACACCAACATCCTGAACCGTGACTTCGGTAACACCTCTGGTAGCCTCACCTCTGGTGAAGGTCTCTATGAGATTGCCGGTATTTCTATTCGTCGTTCTAACAACCTGCCCTTCATGGCTGGTACTGTTGCTCGTGTCGATGGTGAGAACAACGATTACAGCGGTGACTTCTCTTCCAGCTGTGGTCTGATCTACGGTCGTGATGCTGCTGGTGTTGTCCAAGGCATCGGTCCTTCTGTCCAAACCACTGGTGGCGATGTGAAGACCATGTATCAGGGTGACATCATCGTTGGTCGCCTTGCAATGGGCGCTGATTGGCTGAACCCTGCTGCTGCTATTGAACTGCAAGCAGCTTGATAACTAAAGGAGAACACTATGTCTTTGACTCCTGGTACTCAACAATATTGTACCATTGAGGCAGCACGAGGCATTGGTGGTGTGGAGTCTATCACTCAAGATGGCTCCACTCCTGTAGAGTATGGTCGCACTGCGGCTGACTCCCAATGGACTGAGGTTGCTTCACTTGGTGCTGAAATCCCTGATCAAGGTTCGTAATTATTATGGCTAATCCTACTACCGCTGCTGGCGATAATGGTGTCTCTGGAGCTACCTCTGGTATCTCTGGTGGTAACACTGCTATCCGCAATTCTGTGGCTAAAACTTCTCAAGGTTTCGGTTCTGCTGTTGCAGCTTCGACTGTGTACAGCGAGACCAAGAACCTTCGTTTTGCTTATCATCCGGTTGAGGCAGATTCTCCTGCCCGCAGCCGTGCTTGATTTTTATGGGGACCTTCGGGTCCCTTTTTTTTAACTTTTTATTGAGAATGATAATCAATGGCAACTCCAACTACATTTGATACTGATACCGAACTATCCAGTGTGAACTCAATCTTGGGTGCCATTGGTCAATCCCCAGTTACAACACTGGACTACACCAACCCTGAGATTTCCTTTGTTAAGCATCTTCTTGACGAGGCTAACACTGATGTACAGAATGAAGGGTGGGTGTTCAACCGTGAACTACACTACCCATTTGTTCCTAATTCCAACAATCAGATTGTTATTCCCAATAACATCTTGAGGATGGACATCTATGAGAATGACATCTATAGAAGCTCAAACGTTATCAAGCGTGACGGTAAACTATACGATAAAGAAAAACATTCTTACGAATTTACTAATAAAATATCTGCAGATATTGTGTGGAAGTTTCCCTTTGAGGATCTACCTAGTGTCTTTAAGCGTTACATTACCTATCGTGCTGCTGTACGTGCTGCTACTCAACAAGTAGGCAATCCTCAACTCGCTGCCATGTTGGCTCAACAGGAAGCCTATTCTCGTGCTGCATGTATGGAGTATGAATGTGAACAAGGTGATTACAGTATGTTTGGGACTCCAGCTAACACAGCATACCGCCCGTATCAACCATACCAAACACTCAGTAGGTTAGCATGACAAGTATCACTCAAAAGATTCCTAACTTTGTTGGTGGTATTTCCCAACAACCTGACGAACTTGTTAACACAGGTAGTGTTAAAGATTTGGTTAATGGTGTTCCTGACATTAAAGGTATCCTGAGTAAAAGACCTGGTTCTAAACTTGTCGATACTTTGTCTACGCATGTTGAAGGTACGTGGCATCATTATTTTAGAGATGGCAATGAGCAGTACTTTATGCGTGTTCGTCGTAACGGACATATAGATGTTTGGGATGCTTTAACTGGTAAGCCTCGTCTTGTTCGTTACAGCAGCAACCCTGTAGATTTTGATGGGTTGAGTAATACAGAACCTGATGGGTATTATCAAACAACCTGGAATGACAATACGACACCACCTGATGTTTTAACTATCACTGGTATTAGCAGCACAGATCAAGCTAATGATTTTTTCTGGGTGTGGGAAGGTAATTCTCCAGACACTGCTTCTGAAACTTTAACTGGTACATCCTGGGGTGATGCTGAAGGTGTATCTATTTATAACGGAGATCGTATCTTCTTCTACCACAGGGTTACAGATGCTGGAGTTACAGAGACTGGTTTCACAGTTGAAAGAATCAGGGGTTCTTTACCTATTTGTCTTGAGTGTGACATCACTGCATTTAAAGCAGCTCAAGATAATGTTTATGCTGCGTCACGAGCTCTTACACAGATTGGTGTTGACATTGAAAAGGTTGAACTAGACCTTCAAGACACAACACTAACACCAACAGAAATTGCTGCTCTTGAATTAAAAAAGAGTCAGCTTGAAGCTCAGATTCCTGGTGCTGTGTCAACATACAACAGTGCACTAGCTACTTACGGTCCTCTTGCTGAAGATTGTGGTGTTTTTGCTGCTGGTTATTCTACTGACTCTGTACCAACTTGCAGTACAACTAACGTGATTCCTTACTTGGCTCACGAGAACGACCATGAGTTACAACTAACAACCATCAACGACTACACCTTTGTAACCAACAGAGAAGTAGTTACAAACATGGACAGTGGTTCTACAGAAGGATCAGGTTCTGTTGACTATCCGTACGAAGCCTTCTTGTATCTTAACCAGCTTCAAGCTGACACTGTGTACACTGTACGGTGGTGGGATGAAGATGATACTGTTGTAAACTCAACTTACAAACAAGCATCGGCTATTGCTCTTAGGTATACAACGTATGGCGATTCAGCGGCTTGTTCTGCTGCTACGTATAACGAAGTACATACCGATGCTGCATCAGGAATTACTTTTAGGTTGACTGTTACAAGGCAGACCGTTCCCGAAGCGGAACCTGATGGAAATGATGCTTTTGATTGTGCCTGGCAAGCAAGTGTGTCTTTGATCGCTACTGATCCTAGTAAAAATTCTGGTACTGATACTCCTGATATAACTATTAGTGCTTTAGATAGACCTTGGGTTATCTATGTTTCTGCTGAGCGTGATTACACCACAACTGCTGACTACACGATCACTGCTGGTCCTTATGTGACGGGTACTGATCAACTCAATCCTGAAACTATTTTACAAGACCTGTTAGGGGCTGTTGAAAGTTATGATGACACAGTATCACCTACTGCTTACACAGCTGGTACGGGTTTCTTAGCTTTAAATACAGTAGATAATCCTGATACTGCAGAAGACGAGACCGACACGCTTATACAAGCAGAAATTATCGGTAAAAA